CTGCAATGAAGTATGTAGAGGGGACGAAGTTTTCGGAGACTGATGATGAATGAGCGGTAAAATATCACCGGGGGAAAGCAGGGCTGGCAGGGACTTTGGTCGGTTCATCCTAAATCCTTGTAAGTACCCCACCTTACTTCGCTTCGCCCCAGTTGGGGCCCATCTCCACATCCACTCGGTTCGGGATTTCCATCTTGACGCAGTTGGCCATGATCTCCGCGGCCCGTTCTGCTTGTCCCCGGTCCGCGACACTCAACACAATCTCATCGTGCACCTGTAAAAGAAGGGTCTCCCCGGCTTCGTGGAGGGCCACCATGGCCATTTTAGTTTGGTCTGCTGCTGATCCTTGGATGAGCCTATTTAATCCCTTGTAGGTCCCGCTGCGCTTGATCCTTGAGCCGTACTCCACGACTGCTTGCTCGTAAGGGAGTGCTTTGTTGCTGCCCCACTCCATGGGTTCCCAGAGCGGGAAGCGGCATTTGCGGCCCAAGAGGGTGCGGATAGCGCCACCAGAGGCGGGATGTTCGATGCGGCGCATGACCGCGTTCACCGTGCCTTTAAGGAAGGGCACCTTGGTGTGGAAGGTTTGAATGAGTTCCTTGGCTTCATCGTGGGTTAGGTCCAGCTGGTTCGATAGCTTGGCCACGCCCATGCCGTACATCAGGCCCAGACCGATGGTCTTGGCGGCTTTACGTTTGATGCCCGCCATGTCGGCCACCATTTGGTGGAAGTCGGTGTCGGGATTGGCTCGGTAGGCATCTACCATGACTTCTGCGCCGGGTAGGTCCAATAATGAGGCGTAGTGCACTAATAAACGCGGTTCTTGCGAGGAAAAGTCGTTTGAGGCCCATATTTGACCCTCTTCGGGCAAAAATAAACTTCGGACCATCGGTCCGATGATCTCGTGCCGGGCAGGAACCTGCTGGAGATTCGGGTTGTTCATGGATAAGCGGCCAGACACGGTGCCGCCTTCGTCGTTGCGTAGCTGGTTGACGTGCGGATGGATGCGCCCATCTTTGGCGGAGAAGTTCAGGTAGGGCTGGAGGAACGTGCTGTGCGTCTTATTGGTCTCTCGAGCCTCGATGATCATTTTGCCGATCTGGTGCGGGCATTCATCCAAGAAGGATTTGGTGAAGCTTGGTAAGCCGGTGTCGGTCTTGGGGTACGTTACGTTCAGCTTGTCGAAGGCTTTAGCGATACTGGCAGCGGCCCAGATGTCCACGCCGATCCCGGAGAGGGTTTTGATCTGGGTATGGAGTTCTTTTTCCCGCTTGATCAGCGCATCAATAGTCTGCTCACACTTGTTGCGGTCGAAGCGGATGCCGCGTTCCGTGATCCCTAAAAGGACAGGCAGGAGCCGCGTTTCGAGGTCGAAGATGGATTCGACATCGTCCTGTCGAAGCTTGACTTTGAAGTATTGCCAGAGCTTTAGGGTCAGCGCCGCATCTTGCTCTGCGTAATTGCCCACATACATGGCAGGGAGCTTCCAGAGTTCCTTCTTTGGATGCACACCGAAGTCCCCGGCGGCTTGCTTTAAGCCCGCTTCGCTCTTGGTTTCTTTGAGGTAATCGAATCCCAGACTGTTTAAGGCAAAGCTGAATCGATTTTCATCGAGCAGCGGGGCCGCGATCATGGTGTCGATGATTCTCCCGTTGATGGTGAAGCCTGACGCTTTGAGCCAGCCGCAGTCGTACGCCGCGTTGTGCATGATTTTGTCAGCAGGGGATGCAAGAACATCCATAATCCAACGCTCGACGCGCCGTTTATCCAGATTGCCACCACCACCATGAGCGACAGGAAAATATCCAGCCCAGCCTTCCACAGCAACAGCGTACCCAACAATATACCCGTCGCGCCGAGGCCAACCGGGGCCCATCGACTCCATGTTAGGGTCACAAGTTTCGAGGTCAATTGCAATCTCCTTTGCGTTCGATAAGTTTGGAAATGAATCCGGCGCAACCCAATCACTTTGCATTGGGAATAGTGGCATGGTCTTCACAGGCGAAATCCTTTGTCTTGTTGTTTTGGTAATACTAAGTGCAGCGTTTGTTTTGCCCGTGTCACGCCAACATAGAATAGCCGGTTCACGCTGTCTGAGTTGACAGCATAATCTTTAGCAAATTTAGGCGAGATGTCCATCATCAATAGGACATTGTCGGCTTCCCCGCCTTTGGCTCCGTGGATGGTGGAGAGTTTGATCTGGCCCGCATTGGAAATCTTGTAGCCCCGGCGCAGCACGGCGCGGAGGTAGTCTCGCTTGTCCTCACTGATCCTAAGTAAGGCTTCATGCCAGACAGCATCGGTCATTAGTCCATAGTGCTTACTCAGGGTAGGTAAATCATACTCGATCACATCCGGGTCGCCCTTGAAGTTCTTAAAGCCCCGAGCCACGAAGCTTGGTCCCAGATACTTGTAGATGTTCTGGGTGTCGTTTAATCCTAGCGCGAGGCCTTTGCGGAGCCTCTCCCAATCGATGACGGCTTTGAGCATTTGGGGTGAGAGGCTGGGGACGCTGTTACGTTCAAAAAGAACTCCGTTTGACTTGAGCCACTCGTGTATTGGATTGAGCAGGTAATTTGTACTAGCGAGAATGAGCCATTCTCCGTCACTAACAGGCACATCTTCGAAGCGGTAGTACTGTCGGACGGAGCCAACAAAGTCACGTGGTTTCCATGTCTTACTTTGGCGATTTCTGATTCTTTTGACAATGTTATTTGCAAATTGGTGGACTGAAGATGGGATTCGGTAGGACTGTTGGAGGACATGAATATCACCTTTGAATTCGAGGAAGGATTTCACATCGGCCCCGGCCCACGTGAATACGGCTTGGTCATCGTCCCCGGCAATGAAAACCCGCTGGGATTTGCTGACTAAGATTTCGACAAGTTGCCATTGAAGCCGGGATAAATCCTGTGCTTCATCGATAATTAAGACTTCAAGAGACGGTAGACGAGCAGAATCTACTACTGCCATCTCAAGGAGGTCTGTGAAGTCAAGTAGACTACGAGCGGTTTTGTAGTGTCGGTAGCTTCGCTCCACAAACTCAAAGTGGTGCCACTCAATATCCAATCCTGATTGGTTGTAATGCTCTCTAAGATCCACCCCTCGAATGCGGGCGAGGTTGATCTCATTGAGAATAGGATTGTCTGCCTTTGCATAGCCTTCCTCATCATCTTTGGATACATCCAGCACGATACCTGTTTGCTGGGCAAACTCAGCATAATGCTCCGGCTGCATCATGTCATCTGCTTTTGTGCCAAGGCAACGGAAAGCGAGACTGTGTAGTGTGCGGAAGTAAGGGAAGTCGGTCTTCTCACTCAGGTGCGGGAACTTGGCTATAGCACGATCTCTGGCTTCGTTCGCAGCCTTTCGGGTAAACGAGAAGTAACCGATCCTGCCCGACTGAACGCCGCTCTCCAGCTCCTGCTCGACACGATTCAAAAGGTACGTGGTCTTCCCTGATCCGGGGGGCCCGAAGACTTTGCATATGTCAGTCATACTTTATAAGCCCCTTCCGCACATCTTCAAACAAGCGCTTGGCTAACTCTTCTGTCGCAGTGCTGGGCAGGTCCTTAAAGAATTTATCGAATTGATTGTCATCAGCATATTGGCGAACCCTTGTACCAGAGACGGCTTCAATGCCCTCCCCCTCAGGGTTCCTTGCTCCTGCGGAAACGAACGATATCTTTTTGAAGTGAAAGAAGTTGTCCTTGCCATTTAGTTCAAGGTAACTCTGATAGGACTCCATCCTATCGTCACCCGACACAAGAATAAGATGCTCCGTACCCTCTTCATAGATGTCGCATAGACTGCGGATGAATCCTGCTGAACTCTTCCGCATATAAAAGTCAGTACCGGGGAACAACTCCTTTAGGTATTCAAACTTGAGTGAGGCAGATAAGGGGTTGTCTATGCCATGAGAAGGGCTCAATGCAATGGTGTGCCCTGCCTTGTGTTCTTTTGCCAGCCGCTTTACTTGTTGAATCAAATGCTCATGGCCACGTGTAGGAGGATTCATTCGCGCAAAAGCAAATACGGTAGTCTTCGCGCCTTCTTTTAATTCAGTCTGCCGCATGAAGTTCTGTCGGCTAAATTCTTCTCTATCTACAATCTTATTCATTCTCTGCTCGTAGATAACAACGAAGCCCTCACCCTTAGTTTCTTGGCCATTGATCTCCGTATAGAACTGCCGCGTATTGGACAGTGCATCGTTCAGTAATTTTTTAGCTGCTTGCAGATGCGAATGCACAAAGAAGAAAGCATCAAATATAGGTGAAGCGAACTCTGATTCTTCACGCGGGACCGCAGTGCCTTTAACGATCTTATTGATGTACTGCATCAACTTGACCGAGTGCCGCATTACCTCATTAACTTCAGACTGCGTTAATGGCGTGTTGTTGATCTCCTGTAGCAGCGTCAAGAACTCTTTCTGGTGCTCCGCAGGGTAATATGCACGATTGATATTGATCCGGGGGTCAATAACAACGACATCTTCATCTTTATTAAAGAGCGTAAGGTCCGCAGGTATATGCCGATCAGTAATGTGTTGCGTGTGTATCGCGATACCTATCCGAGAATCATAGATTCTCTTGCCCATGAAGGTGTCGGAGTAGCATGAGTAGTTGACGGTGTTTGCGGTAAAGTAAATCTTGTCAGCCGCCGTTTCAACATTCATGCCCTGCACGTACATCAAGTCGCCCTGAAAGATGCCTGTCTCTGGTGTGATCTTCGGTAGATACTTCAGCGCCGCGGTCAGCTTGTCTAGAAGGTTAGAAGAGTAACCGTGGTTTAAGCGAATATCTTCCTCACTAAAGTTCAGCTTCGGGGATTTGCTGAAGAAGGATTTTGTAGCAACAAAGAATCTACCCGTCTCTTTATCATGGCCGAACACAATGCTAGGACTGCCGTCAAACTTCTCCGTAATGATGGCACTTGATTTGTAATGTCTATCCTCCATCGACGCGACTAGCATATTGTGGACTTCTGTCATCGTCCGCAATGTGTAAGACAAATCTATGTTGCCGCCTTTGATGAAGCGATCTTCTATGTGCTCAATGTGCGTGAGACGATCCCTGCGTTCAGTCACGCCCTTCACCTTCACTAGGGGCGGCAGTGGCTTAACCGGGGGTAATTTCTTGGTGGACCCGCGATACACGGTCCGCTTTGCAGGACGCAAGGAAGACAGCGTAGGCGGCTTGGGCATACGTGGAATCTTCAAAATGGGCTCCCCTGCTGTCGCACTGTCTCTGTAGTAAATGGTGCATCCTGTTTTGCGAACGCAGGTATACGCCAGCAGCGTACAGTTCTGCCTTTCAAGAACAGGCTGATAGGTTCGCCGCCCATGTCCCGCAGTCGCTGGGCCATCTTGGGTGCAGTCATTCCCTTGAAGTTGTTGCGCAGCAGATGCGCATCGAGGTCCTTTATCCGGAAATGACACCGGCCATCTTCAGCGTCAACCCACGGTCTCCCCATGAGGAGCTCCTCACGGTCCATGGCTTGCTGCATGTGCGTAGTAAACTCTTCAAGGAGGTCCATGAAACGGCCCGTAACCGACGTGTCCTCGCTGGCTTCCGAGATTTGTTCAGTCTCGACCATCTCTTTAAGAAGTCCGTTAAGCATGTTCTCCCAATCCATCTTTTTGAGCGTGGGTGGGAGTAGGTTAAGACGTTCAAGACACGCTTTCTGAAACGCAGCTTGATTAAAGAGACTGTCCGTTTCGAGTTCGATCCGCCGACCGTTGATGTCAAGGAACCAGAGTGGTGGCTCACTGGCATACTTTGAGAGCGATGAAAGTGTTGGCGAATCAGGACCATTACCGCCGATGCCATATTTCCTTGTTCGGCATAGACCAGCGTTGCAGAACGAATTGAGCGGGGCATCCTTACACTTGTAACGATAATCCTTCTTCCCCAATTGCTTGATAACAAGTTGCACCTCATTATTTTGAAGCGGTGGAGCAAAATATTTTTGGTTATGTTCAACTACTTTGTCTTCCCAACTTGCGGGCGCAAGCTTTTTAAGATAGATGCCAACATTGAAGAGACCGTTATTTCGAGTACCTTCTGGGAATCCTTGACTACAGAGAGCCTGTAGGCACGGGGGACCATCTTTAATCGGCGCTTCCGCAACCTTGGGTGCTTCCGGGAACGAAAGCGGAGGAGTCTGTGCGAACGCTTCATACAACGCATAGAATTCTTCGAGTGTCGCTGCCGAACCATCCGCGTTAAACGCATATCGTGTCCCGTTATCCCCCGCGAAGTAGGGAAGGTTCAAAAAGTTTCCCGTGTCTCCGCGGTCCACGAGAATTTCTGCTTGCTTGGGGAATATCTCTCGCCCTGCCTCACCCAACAGCGCAGCGCAAGCTTTCAGGTAGTCTTGCATCTCCCGCGCAGGGATAGGTTCAGTGGTGAATAAAAAGCAGTGAGCGCCGCCAGATTTACTGCGGCAGACGATAAGGGGGAGCTTGAGTGACGCTATCTTCTCAACCAAGCCTCGATGGTCAATAGGATACTGGTCAATATCGATGCAGCCCCATACACAAGTGTTGTCAGCGCGAATAGGGATAATACCAAGGGAAGGCTCAATACCAGCAAGATGACGCTCCCAAAGGTCATCCGATGGAGGTTTACGTACAACCGTAGCTTGCCCATTTTGTTTGCCATCCCCCCGTTCGCCCTTAATGACGTATGTGCCATAGGCAATATCCAATCCACTGAATATTGCTTTGAATTTTGTTATGTCGGCCATTCTCTATCTCTATAAAAAGGTGGGGTACTCGCTACGTCTGCACCGCATTACATCCAGTTATTTACCGGCGTGGCGCATACAGCATCCGCTTTCCCCCGTCAATCAGAACGGTGCAGCGCCGCTACCTTCCATGATGTCATCCGCAGAATGCTTTACCTTGACTTCACCAGAACTGATGCTCTGAGAGAAACCTTTCGCAGCAAGGTACAGGTTCGGTTCTTCAATCGCGCCGATACGCTCGACTTCCCAACCAAACCATTTGCCTTTGTCGTTCGACTCTGCCTGAGTGGTCAGGCGATAGAGTTGCGAGAACATCGGTGGTGTGTAAGGGCCGTTCTTACCTACCATCTTTGCCGACATCATCATGCTGTTCCACTTACGCGACTTCTTTAGCTGCGTGGACTTCATGGTGATCAGTGCAGGTTCAGGCACATCGTCATCACCTACAATCATCACGTAATGATTGGCAGTGTTTTCAATGTAGTTACCGTTGTCGAGATAATCTTTATTATCGCCCGGTTCCCGGTGCGTTCTGCTAAGGATATCGCTCGTTGCGGAATAGATAGCGACCGGTGCGCCCGACCCCGACCCACGCGGGGCCCATTCGATGTACTGCCTGATGTAAGCGCAGGGGATGACGGTAATGCCTTTTTTGCCATCGTAAAGCTGTCCTGTTACTGTGTTGTAGATCATTCCGGGCATTGCACCTTCAACTTCGCCAACTTCAGGGCTAGTGTTTGTCAATAGACGCAGGAAGGGCAATGCAAAATCTTCCTGACCCATATTGTCAAAGCCCCCTTGTTGCGCGTCTTCTTCAAAGGACATTGCAACGGCTAATGCGCCTTCTTTCTTGGTTGCGAGTTCATTCTTCGCCATGATTCATTCTCCTTGGTTCGTGATTAAGCAGACTTGATTGTCGCCTTGTGGCCTGTGTACAGACCAAAGGTTTCGGTAGGGAACTCAACGCCGCGTTCCACCATTTCTTTCGCCCATGCCTTCAGCGTTTGGGGCTCAATCTTCTCCGTTTGCTCGACAGGATAGCTTTGCTCACGGAGTTGGTTGATCAGGTTCTCGCACAATTTGTCTTCGTTCCGACCAAATCGCACAGAGACGGTATTCTTGATAATGTCATCGTAGCCATTCTTGCGAAGCCACTCGTAGGCAACGGCACGATTCTCTTCCTTGATGCTTGCACCATAGAATGGTTTGATCTCAATGGTGCTGCCATCGGCCATGGTGAACTTCTTCATGCCCAGTTCCTGCAACATGGCTGGAATAGATTCTTCCAAGAGTTTGCGCTGCTGATCCTTGCGCTCCTTCAGGACCAACTCAATCTCATCGATTTCCTTTTCCAGCTGCTTTGCACGTTTAGCCAAAGCACCTACAGAAGACAAGTCTTCATTCTTGACCTGCAATGCACCTGCGTCCTCTTCAAAGAGGTCATTCATATCACTCATCACTTTCTCCTCTCTCAGTTACATCGATCACGACCGGGATGTATAGCATCTCCCGGCGGTCCCATTTTAGCGCCGTGTACCGCCCGGCGTTATTGAAAGACGCTATGGCACAGGCAAGCCCAATAGCCACAGGGTCCCCAGTTAGCAAAATATAATCGCCACAATCGTAGTCCATGAGCTTGCGTCGTAGCTTTCTGACAACAGGCACGGTGGAAAAAGCGATCTGTGTATTAGATGGCAACAAAACCTCGATCTTCCCAAACTTCATCGCTGGGGAAATGTCGTGGTTTGGCATCTCTTGGACGACAAACACTCTATTCACGTTTCTTTCTCCTTTCTTTAAACGTACGTCTAGTGTACACTACCCGAACAGGTTGTCAAGAGACCTGCACATAGAAAGGAAGAAAGATGGATTATTTCATAGAGAAATACCCATTCAAAAATAAACCGTTTGTCCATCAAGCCGCCTATTTGCAGCGGTTCTGGGAGCATCCGACATCGGCTTTGTTTGCTGAAATGGGCACAGGTAAGAGCTTCATGCTGATCAACAACGCAGCAATGCTCTATGACAAAGGCAAGATCAATGCAATGCTGATCGTTGCACCCAAAGGCGTGTACAGGAATTGGTACAAGTCCGAGATTCCGAAGCACATGCCGGAGCACATCAGCTACAAGATGGCGTGCTGGAATCCTACCCCACGCAAAGCAGAGAAGATGGAAATGGAGGCCATGTTCAACGCCGTGGATGACCTGCGCATTCTGATCATGAACATCGAGGCATTCAGCACGGAGAAGGGCCAGCAGTTTGCAAAGATATTCCTGCGGGTGACGGATGCTTTCATGGCGATTGATGAGTCCACCACCATCAAGACCCCGACCGCCAAGCGGACCAAGTCCATCGTCAAGATTGGCAAAGAAGCGCGGTACAGGCGTATTGCCACAGGCTCCCCGGTCACCAAAAGCCCGCTGGACCTGTATTCCCAGTGCGACTTCCTTGGCGAAAGTTGCCTCAACTACAACAGTTACTACGCTTTCCAAGCCCGGTACGCGATCCTTGTAGAACGCAAGATGCCTACCCACACATTCAAGCAGGTGGTGGGTTACCGGCACTTGGATGAACTGAAGGACAAGTTGGATAGGTTCGCGTTCCGCGTTACTAAAGACGAGTGCCTTGACCTGCCGGACAAGATTTACCTGCGCCGGGATGTGGACCTGACCTCTGAGCAGAAGAAGGCTTATGAGCAGATGAAGCTAATGGCGCTTTCTGTCTTGGATCAGGGGTTGGTCAGCACCAACAATGCCTTGACGCAGTTGATGCGGCTACACCAAATTGCCTGTGGCTACGTGAAGCTGGATGATGGTCAGGAGATTGATCTCCCAAACAACCGCCTGTCCGAGCTTATGGACCTGCTGGCAGAGTCAGACGGCAAGGTGATCATCTGGGCAAACTACCGCAAGAACATCCAAGATATCAAGCTGGCCATCCAGAAGGAATACGGCATGACCTCTGTAGCTACGTACTACGGGGACACCGATGCGGATGAGCGGCAGGAGATTGTGGAAAAGTTCTCCGATCCAAAAAGTGAGTTACGCTTTTTTGTGGGGAATCCGACTACGGGGGGCTATGGTCTGACACTGGTGTCTTCGCACACCGTGGTCTACTACAGCAACAGCTTTGACCTTGAAAAGCGGTTGCAGTCCGAGGACCGCGCTCATCGTATCGGGCAAACCGAGAAGGTCACCTACATCGATTTGATTGCCACCAATACGGTGGACGAGCATATCGTCAAGGCACTTCGTAACAAGATCAATATCGCATCAGCTGTGCTGGGCGAAGAAATCAAAGGATGGCTCATCTAATGCAACTCATACCCATACGCAAGAAGTTCAAGTACGAAAAGCTCGAGCGCATCGACGGTGAAAATGGCCGTCAGTACAAGGGCGAGAACACGATTGCTCTGCCCAGTGTCACTACAATCCTCAGTGCGACAAAGGACGCGACCTTCCTAAAGGAGTGGGAGGACCGTGTCGGCAAGGAGGCTGCGGAGAAGATTCGTAATGACGCGGCTTCTGTCGGCACTCATATGCACAGTGTCATCGAGCGATTACTCTTGAATCGTGGGCTCGAGCCACCTCGCACTTGGCTACAGGTCAAGGGCTACCGTATGGGCTACGCGCTGCTTGAGCACTTCTTCCCCAATGTCTACGAAGTCTGGGGCTCAGAAGTCCCCCTGTACTATCCGGACCGCTATGCCGGGACAACGGATTGCATTGCCGTGTACAAGGGACAGCCATCCATCTTGGACTTCAAGCAAGCCAATAGGATGAAGAAGCGGGAGTGGATTGAGGATTACTTTGTTCAGTTAGCCGCGTATGCCGCTGCACATAACAAGGTCCACGGCACCACCATCGATCACGGGGTGATTCTGATGGTGGCGCAGAATGGCGAAGTGCAGGAGTTTGTCACCTGTGGCCGTGAGTTTCAGGGCTATCAGGATGAGTGGATGCGGCGCGTAGAGCAATACGAAAAAAGAGAGCCTACGGACGAAAACACATAGGCCCTAAAACCGTTAGCGCAATCGTTGGAGACGATGGAGGTGCGCTAACGGCCCAGCAAACTCACTTTTTCCGTGCTGCCCGCATATTGTCCACAAGATTAGGGTAAGGACGGCCCGCCTTTGCGGCCATCGCCTTGGCCGAAGATTTTGCCTTGGTAGACAATTTCTTCGGCTTACCGAGGTCCTTGGGCCGCGGTGCATCCCACACTGGCTTTTTCATAGTTATTTCTTCTTTCCGCCGCTTGTAGCCATTTTGGATTTCATAGCGCCGCCGCCCGCCATCATTTTTGATTTAACTGCGCCGCCTTTAGCCATCTTGCCTTTGCCATCTGCTGCAAATGCTGGCACTTTTTTGCCGTCTTTCATGACCATAGGCATAACCGCGCCGCCCGCTGCATAGCCTTTTTTCATCATGCCGCCGCCCGCTGCCATCTTTGCTTTCATCATTTTCACTACTCCTTATACAAGTTATTAAAAGTAGCCTCAGGGTCCATGTATGAATCATCTTGCTCGGCACAATGAATCCATTGACTTGGTCTAAAATCAGGTGCTCCTTCGCCCGTGACCCAGTATGCTGGGCTCGTGACACGCACACGATTGTTCGGTAACGCCACTATATTGCCGGTCCATTTTCCCGCGTCTGTCAGTATTAATACATGACTTTGCTTGTGCTGGGAAGGGTCTTCAGATACTTCACTCTCTGCATAATCGACGGTGAACAAATATCGCCCAGTAAAGAACTCATTGTTTATCTTGCATCGCCACGGAGAGGGCTTTGCCCGATCAATACTTAGAACGGCGTGATTGTACGAATTACAGTCCCAAGGCTGCGCGAAATGCGTAGGCATACGCTCGGGCCACGTTCCTAGTGGTATGTCTCCTACCAATGCAGTGATAGGCATACGCGCCCACATTGCACCTCCATGGACGTTTTCTTGGCTACCATCATCGGCCTCGCATCCGGTGAAAATAACCTGAAAGCTCAAACATCTATCGGGCATTGTTGTAACGGCAACCGCTAATGCATGGATGTATTCGCCGTGGTAGTTCTGATGACCGTTTGTAAACTCTTTCCTTACCCAACATTTAAAGTAAGGAATTTTGCTGGTCAGGTACATTAGGGTCCTTTTTTTATGGTTTCGTACTGGGCGTAGCACTGCTTGAGGAGGGCGACGGCTTCTGCTCCTCTGGCAGCTTCCCTTGCAAGAAACTCTCCATCCTCTTTAGAAAGTCCTGCTCCAGTACATGCTGTGGGGGCGCAGCCAGCGCTGGAGGCACTGGGCACGGTACTGGTAATGGTGGTGCGGGACGGCCTGTCGCGCAAGCTGTTAGAAAGAGCGGTAGCCCGAGCATTAAGATTTCTGATCTCATTATCCTTTTCCTCCCGCAGCCGGTCGGCTTGAATCTGAAGGTTTTGGTCCCGTGCTCTAGCTGCTTCTTGCGCCTCGGCATGAGCCGCATATTGCTCAGTCTTTTCCTTGTCCCATTTCTGTTGCACTTCTGCCTGTCCAGCAGAATTGCCTTTATAGTACCCGCCCCCGAACGCCCCGACAATCGCTAAGACGAGGCTTAGAATTACCCAAGGGTTCAGGAAGGCGGTCATTTTGGCGGTACCTTGGCACCATCCAATTTTTTATGGACCTTGACCATTTTGCATACCTCAACTTCTTTTCCCTTTTGCTTCTCCTTATGGCAGACCTTCTTGGTCTCAGCCGCAAACAGAATGAGGGGCACAAACGCAATAAGTGCAATCAAAGTCTTCATTCGTCTCTCTCCGGATGTGGGGGTTGAACAGGTGCGGGCTTGCCGCCGTAGCCTGTGGTTGCGGCTGCATCTACTACGGGAACCGTACGCTGCACAGGTGCAGGAGCAGGACTTGGCTTAGTCGGCACAGGGTCTGCCTCTGGTTTAGACAGGTTAGGTGGAATGAACTGCGGCAGTGCATCCTTACCTTTTACAGCGAGTAATGTTGCCAAGCTGCCAAGTATATATTTTGACATGTCTGACAAAATTAGAAAGAACTGCTTGTCTGCCGGGGCCATCCCGTTCATCGGTTGTGTTACAAAAACGACACTATATAGCGACACGCCCACCATGATAATCACGGTGCAGCAGAAGGTCAGAGCGATACAAAACTTAATTACCGCATCGTGCTGTTCCTGAGTTAGGGCAAGGAACTGGCTGATTAGCTTTAGTGGGTTCATTTGTGTCCGCCTTTAGTTCTTCAGGTTTCGTCAATTGATCAGGGCAAGTACCGGTTGCCGAACAGTAGGGCCGTTGGCATTGTTTCTTCTCCCAGTTCTCTGGGTCTTGGCACTCGTACCTAAATCGGTCACAGGCACTAGCCGCCCAGCACATGCAGAGCATGAGCGTAATGTTTCTTACGGTCTTCAAGTCCAATGGTGCCTCCGTTAATCCGCTTAGTCATAGTCAAAATGTCACCAGCGTCTGCCAGCTTGTTCAAACTTGTATTCTCCCAGTACCAACATGCACTCTGGGCTGCTCCTTCGAAGGTCTGCATATATTCTGACGCTTCTTCTGGTGTGATCTCAAGGGAAGCCGCAAACCAAAAATAGTTGTCCTTGCCCGTGACTTGAATCAAACCTCTTCCCTTGTACAAAGCCCCCTCACCCGATTCTTCTGGCCCGTTACCCATGCGATTGGCATATACCTTGTTTGCAATCTTGTCAGGCTGACGGGCATAGGCATTGGCGGTGGCTTGGTCAGGGAAGTATTTGGCAAAGGTCTTCATCAGGCCCGCCGCACTGTAGTTCAAGTTTTCTGAGAGCCAGACAAAGCCGCCTGACTCATGACCGCACTGGGCCATGAATGCAGCAATACGCTTGGGGGTATTAATTTCGTACTCGTCGAGCAGCGTCTTCCCGCCCAACTCAGTTTGCTTGCCGAACAGTGTGTCGTACCACTGCTGTGGATATTTGGTGTTTGGGACCAGCTGCCTAAACTGCTGCATCGTAATCATTATTCGCCCCTTAATTCACGTAAAACCTTTAGCCGTAGTTCCTTCATCTTGCGGGTTTCTTCCGCCGCCCGGTGCAGTGCATTGTTCATGTCCATGTACATCACGCCCATCACAGGCAAAGCAATGACTAGCACAAAACACAGGACCACCACGGCGACAAGTAATGTCCACGGTACGTCTGACTCAGACGGAGGAGGACTAGAAGTCCTGCGAACCACGCCACGACGAAAAGGATTGCTCCAACCCATACCGCTTCTTCTTTCCTCTTCCTTATCACCCTACGCCTTTGCGCCGCCTCAATCTGCATCTTTGCAGTTTCACGCTTATGCGCTTCGTCCTGTTCAATAACGATCTGCTTCCACATCGCTTCGTACTTCGTCCACAATGCGCCCAACTCAGGCGGCGCTTTATAGACCATAGTTTCGCGCAGTTCAGCAAGCATTGCATCCAACCTTGACCGGACTATGACGCGCATTAACGCCCGCTTGCCAATCGATTCTGTGCCTGTGTAAACCTGCTGTGCTTCTGCTTCCTGCTGCAAAAATACCTTGCCAATCTTGTCGTACTCATCCATCAAGGCACCGAGATCATTGCCGATATTGATGAACACGTCATTCGGGTCGGCCTTGCCTATCTCCTGCACCCGTGCAACTTCTTCGTTGTACTGAATCTTCTGCGCATTTGTAGGATTTGGTATCTTCCCAAACTGCGTCTTTAAGTCTTCTAATACATCTTTGACCTCTCCAGCCGCCCCCTTGATGTCCTTATATAATTGACAACCTTTCTTTACTGCCGCAACAGCGGCATTGGCAGCAGCTAATAAGGTAAGCGGATCAATTTCAATACCTCATCACTGTTGTGGTAAAGGCTGCATTGGTTGCATCGGTTGCCCTTGTTGTACCTGCTGCCTACGCTGCTCGAGTAATCCACTGATAGGATCGTTCGGGAACAATGCTGGGTACATCAATGGAATATCTCTCGTACGCTGAAGATTAGGCGGAGGTCCAACAGGCAGTGCCGCGTTCTCTTTCAGTAATGCAAGGCCCGTGGTCGGCGGCGCTGGAGGCAATGCCCGCAGCATTGATGCCGCTGTTTCACGTGAAACAACAGGAGCCTGCGCCATTCCGGGGATAGGCGTTTCTTGGTCTCCCATTACAAACTGGGAAAGCTCCTGCCGTGCTGTACGATCCACGCGGGTTTGCAGCATGGACCGCGGAACGCCGATCTTTTCTAACTCTGCGCTAAGTCTTGCTCCGTCTGCGGGGGTGCTTACGCGTGTGACTGCACGTGCAAAGTTAGGGTCTTCCAAGGCTTTTGTAAAAAGGCGCTTGTAAAGATTAGTCTCAAGGGCTCCAGTAAGCCGCACAAGGAATGCAATCGCCCCTGTTGTGGGGGACAGTCTGCCCTCTGCCACACTTCGGTATGTGGTGCTCATGACACCAATACCTGATCCCATCACACGTTTCAGGGTATCGTCCAATGAGTCAAAAGCAGGAACCTGACCTGTCACATCCGCAAATGCATTAACTCGGCGCTGTAGGTCAGCCAGCATCTTCAAATCTTCTAGATGCTGTGTGTCTTTGAACAACACCTTTAACGACTTCTCATTGTTGTCAATGAATGTTTTCAGTGCACCGCCACCCGTAGCACCTTCAGTGGCCATGTCATAAATAGAACGGCGTAGCGCGGCAAGTTGATCAGGATTTTTGCCCAGTTCATCTACTAGAACCCGCATTGTTGCCGGGTCCTTCACTGCCTTGGCCAAGGTCTGACGAGGATCAGCATCGGGGCGTGTTATGCGTTTCAATACCTGATCTAATTCATCATTCCCAGCAGCTACGCGACGAGCGTCTATCTCACCCATGCGGGCTACGTAATCATTTGCCAATGCAACTTCGGACTGAAGTTTTGCCTGTACGGTATCTGGCAGCGCCTCGACGATGTTCTTGTTCTTGTCCAGAACAGAACGAATCTTCTTGGGGTCTACCAAACCCTCGGGGCTTACCACGCCTTTTGTGCGCAGCCAATCAATCGTGCCCTTCATCAGCAGATCATCAAAGCCCGGCGTACCAGCAAGGGACACCTGCAACTGACGCAGGTTGCCCGCATTGGAAAATGCCTTTTGCAGCAACTGTTCGTTACCCAGTAAGAACGCATCGCCACGACCCGTCTTCTGGGCCATGAGTAGCGGCAGGTTTTGCTCGAAACCCGCACGATAGTCCGACAAGACATTCTTCATGCCTTCGTATTCTGTCTTAATCTTTGGCACGTGGTCCAAGATCAGCTTCTCAATATCGTTGTACACCGCAGTGCCGGTATCCAGCGTACGCTGGGCATCAGTTAGACGTGTGCCGCCTTTGGCCATAGCAGAGTTGTATCGTGCTAATGCATCATTGCGAAACCGTGCAGCAGAGGCTAAGTAATCTAATGCCTCGGGCAGATTGATATTAATGGCGGTATTATCCGCTGCGATAAGCGCAGCGTCATTCTTAATCTGGCTAGGATTGATAGCGATAGATTTGTTCGGAACACCGGTAGGAATCTTAGTTGCTCCTTCGCTTGTTAGTGGAAGCTTGGCCTCCGCCAAAGAAGATTTACGTCTAGTCCCTTTAGTTTGTTTGCCTCGTACTAAATCTAGGGCTGTCTTACGTACAGCCTCTTCCATATCTGCCGGAAGGGCAAATGACAAAGATCCAAGTTGTTTACTAACTTCATTATCAGTCAGTTCCTTGATCATCTGTCCTTCTAGGCGATCTCGGGTGGCCTGTTGGCCCTGAATAAAGTTACGCAAGAAAACAATTGGCTCTGGGATAGGATTGCGAAGCGAAGGACGCTCCGGTGTGTACTTATCCACAAGCCCCGTTGCAGCCTTTTCCATGTCCCGCGCAGGAAACAAAGATCTCCCATCATTCCGAGTAGGCATAGGCAAGCCTTCAGGGCTTGTCGCTTGACGAAGACCCATCAGACGCAGCGTGTTGTCCCGCATCTTATAGTCGAACTCCATGGCACCCATCAATGCGCCACGCAATTCGTTATTGATCATGTCCACGTTCTGTGGTCCGAGGCGCTCGGACACCGCCAAAACTTCCGCTTCCGTCATATCCTTCTGTGCACGGAGCAGATTCTCAAAGAAAGATTGACGCTCTGCTTGCGCTGCTTGGAATGCATCAAACACGGACTGTCTAGCCTCTGGGGCAATGTTATCCATTAACGCTTGCAGCTTTTGCTGGTTCTCGTTAATACGCACCCTAGTTGCTTCTAGTTCTTTGGGCCCAAGTTGCTGCAAGAGTTCTGCTTTTTTGGACAATAGCGGTGAGTACATTGTTGACTCTGCTATATCAAAAGAACCCGGCGTACCTTCCTTGCCAAAAATAAATCCCGCCTCTGCTACACGGGGGTCTTGCAAAGCTACTTCAAGTTGACGAAGTGCTTGCTGCGCTTCTTTGCTCTCGGCGATTGGGCCAAAGACTTGCTCCAGCTTTTTCTCTGCATTCTTTAGCAACAATTTAGGAACAATACGAACGCCCGGAAGTTTCCAAAAACCTTTTAACTCCCCTAAAACTTCGTTATCTACTTCGCCCAGCCCTGCTGTAGCACTATTGATCTTGTTTTTTATGGCCTTTCCTGCCATAACAGAGGGCAGCATATTTGCGGCCAAGGGCAAACCAATAAATGCGCCCATGGGGAGCAGGTTTTCGTACAGCTGCTTATTAGGGTTGTCATCACTAACAGTTTCTGTAACTGCTTGACGCATACCTTCGTATCCCGCACCGAACGCAATATCAATCCCGGCTGCAAGACCGGGACTCTTCTGCACAAATTTAATGGCATCGTCAGCAATGCCTTTCAGAACGCCGGTTGAAGCAGTCTTCGCAGTTGTTACCATTGGACGAACACGTGCTGCCCAAGCAAGAATGCCAGTGAAGGGCATTGTGCCCCCTACGCCTTCTGCAATTGCACGGGCGTAGCGTTCATTAGCGTCACGCGGTGCTACTTGTCCCCTGTTAAAGAACTTACCTAGCGTAAAAACGTCCTGCTCTTTCATCCCCAACGCTCTACCTATGCCCAGTGTTGCAGCATCGGGCAAAGCGAACAATGCAGAATTAAACCCCCATGTTGCGTTACGAAGTAGTCCGCCAAGACGGTCACCTTCTGGAACAATTTGATTTTGTAGGCCACTACGTAAAGGAGTGGTGGTAGGGGCATCCGCTAGCCTACCTTCAGTCTTCCCGGTAGCGGTATCTATGAACCTGCCATCATCCATTTCAAGTAGCATTTAAATACCTCTTACCGAGCTTGTAATATTTTTCCAATGGTGGTGCGCCCCGTCTGCCCATTGATGTTTACATATACTGGTACGTTAGGGTCTTGGCCCTTGTACAGATTTTTAAGATACATGTCCATACGAGCAGCTTGTTCACTATCTGCTGAACCATAGATAAACGGGTTGTTTTGAGACCCTGTAGCAGGGATATCAGCCGTTAAGTCCTCTTTTACATACCCAAGTTGTTCACCAACGGCTTGACGGCCATTTCTTAGTCTTGTCTCTAATGTAGACAATACGCCCGCTGCAAGTTCCGGGTTTTTCATAAAGTTGGTTGGGTTCAAAAGACTATCCAACGCTTCTCTTGCATACTGTATATTTTGATTAGACAGTCTTCCTGATTGGCCCGCACTAGCTATAGCCTTAGAAATACTTTCTGCACTTAATTTAATAGCCGCGCTCAGTGTCTCCTCTTTTACAATTGGAGTAATTGTATTAAAAGTAAGTGGCACAATAATATTGTTGTACTTATCCACGGCCCATGTACCGGGGCTATACGAACCTAAAACCTTAGTACGCAGATTATCCACTTCGCGCAGTGCAAGGTCATAGGACGATATATCATCCAACGCTGTTTTTACACTAGCCTTATCCCTCACCGGAGTCATGGCGCTCGGGCCGCGATCCGTGACATAAGGATTTGTTAATTTGTTCGTGTAACGGCTCTCAAGGAAACGCGTAGGAATATCACTGTTTTTATCAAAGCTAGTGTAAGTTTCTCCGTTTTTCCATTTGTATATTTGGATTCCGCCGCCTACATTCTCTACTTCTGGCGTTCCCCATTTCCAAGCTTCTGTCAGGCGATTCTGATCACCTGTCAAAATTATCTCGCGCTCTTTATAACGGGCTTTAAGCTCTTCCACCTCTTTTTTGCTTCTTGCCTGTAACAGTGCGCGATTTATGTCTGCGTTATTTTTCATCCGTTGCAGCATGACATCACGTGCAATCTTATCCTGTGTATCAACACTAGATATCGCTTGCTGAAGCGCCGCAGTTTTGATCTTGATGCCGTTATCTCTGGCCTGTGCAACAATTGCAGCAAAGCCCCGTGGAACTCCTTCCATTGCTTTAGCTAATGCTATTGCAGGAGTTTTTCCATAGGTGGAAGCGTATTTGAATCCTGCATCTGCCAACAACAGCAATGCATTGGTACGCGCATCTGCTTTAGTGTCCCCCAACAATTCTCTAAATGTAGGCTCAACAGATTCGTACTCAGCCTTGATCCGTTCAGCGCGGGTCTTGAACACCTGATCTTTTACATCACCCTTAACCAGCTGTTCATCGATAAATGTCTTAGTCGAAATATCAGGCTTGGTTGGCACCGTTGTCGAAGGACCCGGCGCAACTTCAGAAGCAGGAGGTTTGATGACCGAAGGGAATGGAGAAATATCCATCCGTGGTTCCGTCACTTGATTAATTGTGGCGTTTTCAGGACGCTCTGGCACAGGTGGCACAATGCGATCATCCCTGAAGTTCACCTCAAAGGGTTCATTTTCCCGACCCGGGGGAACAATACGATTACCTTTCGCGTCACGCAAAGGAGGGCCTTGGCCGGGGATTTGATTAATCAGTGCGTTAACGTCCTTTAGTTCCTGTGCAGAACGCGACGGAGGAGTTCTCTCCCCTGTAAGCGCAGCTAATGTACCCGCTACTCCGGCTGTCCCAGTTACAGTTGACGCAGGATATTTCTTGCCCACATCAACCATCCTGTTCAACAGGGGGTTTTCCCGGACTGCTTGGCTAAATGGGATTTGACCAAAACCCAACGTATTTGCCGCCTGTAAACGAGTGCCTGTGCCCATCTCCGCGCCGCGTGTTCCTTGAACAATGTTCTCACGACCTTGGATCACGGCACGGCCACCGCCACCTGCTCCCGTCAATGGCTCTACGCGCATCGTGGGGCGAGTAAATGGCGTGACAAGCTCATCCAAATAGTTTATGCCGCGCTGGACATAGGGCGACAATGCGCTGCTAATGCGGCCAAAGCCTTGGCTGGCTACGTCACGGATAGTGCCGCCTGTGAAGCCCATTCCAAAGTTATAGCTACGTAAAAACCTTCTCTCCTGATCCGTCATCTGGTCAGGAGGAACTTGCCCTGAGGTAAGCTCATTAAAACGCTGCATGTCCGGAACAAAAAGAGGATCGTAAAGCTGCTGGCGACGAGCGTCCTGCGTAACAAACGCACCATCCGCTGCGCGGAGCGGGGGCATACCATCAGGCGTAGGCGGAGCCTGTTCAGCCCCGCCCTGTGGAAAAGGGGGCATACCCTCCATGCCCGGAGGCATCTGAGGTGCTTGTCCCATCATAGGCGGAGCAGCCATCTGAGCATCCTGCGCAAGCGCACCAATCCCGCCCTGCGGAATAGGCGGAGCCGCCTGTGCGGCAAACTGCGGCTGCAACATGGCAAGAACTTCTGGCGGCGTTTCCATCGCTGCCTGTTCTCCAACCATCTGTGCCAATTCAAGATAACGTGCATCAACGGAACGAATATCTCCACGCAGGTTGTTCATAAGGATTTCAGGGTTCTGAGGAGTTCGCGCCATCGGCGGCATATCCTCGCCCTCGTCTTCCTGCTCAAACTCCATCTCATCTTCAAACCCAGACATGATCCCACTGTTCATGGTCTTTTTTGAAGAAGGAGCATTAAACATCGCCCGCTTCAGAATATCTTCTTTCATGTCCGTCCCTTAGAAAAGACCGCCTGCTTGTTTTACTGCGCCTGCCGTAGCAAGTGCTCCAGTGGCTACACCAGCGATTTGCTGGAATGGGCTTGGTGTAGGAGCCGCCTGTGTCGTAAGCGCCATCTGAGAGGACGGTGCCCCTTTGTAGATGTCCGACAAGAACGCCAGCCTCTGGAACGGCTGGTAGGCCGATTGAAGCTGCGTTGCACGGATGGCATCCAACTCCCGCTGCTGCTGACCCTGCATCTGCTGACCAAGACCGTACTGGAAGCTGACATCCTGCTGGCCCAAGCGCTGTGCTGCCTCGCCCAACTGGCCTTGTTGCAGACCTACATTTGAAAGCTGAGTGCCCAATGACCCCAACCCTTGGCCAAGCTGCGACCCAATACCAAACTGCTGTTGCGCCAAGTTGCCTATCCCTGTCGCCTGTGCCTGACCCAATTGCGCTTGCTGCCCCAGTATCCCGGCCTGTTGTGCGGCCAGATTACCGTACATACCAGCAAGGTTCGCCTGTTGCCCCGCCAAGTTTCCGTACAAATTGGCTCCGGATTGGCCAAGACCTGCCTGCTGCAATTGCTGTGAGCCTAATTGCTGACCAATATTCCCAGCGTACTGCGCTGCGGCCAAGGCTTGCTGCGCTCTCTGTGCCTCAAGACCACCCAACTGAGACCCTGCTTGCATCCCCATTTGCCCAGCTTGCGCCAACTGCTGCGCTGCCTGTAAGCCCAAACCGGCCTGTTGCGAAGACAAAGCGCCTGCCTGTCCAGCGACACCTTGGTAGCCCTGTGCCTGCGCCAATTGACGCTGCTGCTGTTGCTCAAAGGCTTGCTGTGCTTGCTGCGCGGCGCTTTGATAACCCTGCGATAACCCACCAACAATGGCGGCATTACGCTGCTCTGACAAAGCACGTTCGAGTTCTGCCCGCTGAATGCCTTCACGGCTACCACCAAACGCCCCCGAGCGGACCGCCTGTGCTTGCAGATTCTGACGAGCAATATCACCCTGCCGATTAATCTGACGCAAGGACTCATCAATAACTTGTTGCTGGTACGGGTTCATGAACCCTTGAACATCGCTAGGAGCAAAGCGTTGCGCGGCTCCTCCCAGTGCGCTTATTCCTTGGCCCAGTGCCGAGGTGGCCGTTCCAAACCCCGGCTGCTGTGCTGCTTGTTGCGCGGCCAGCGCAGCGCCAAACCCAATA